AAGGGTATGGATTTAACTTATAAAGCAACTGGATTTACAGCTGGTAATTATACTCTCCGTTGTTACCTTGAATTACTTAAGGTTGCTACTATTGAGAATGGTAGATTTTCTTGCTATTTCGCATAAATAAAAATATATAAATAAAAGTGGTTGGGGTAAATTCCAAAAAAAAAGTAGTTTAAGAAAGTTGTTTGAGACAAATTATTTTAAGATTTACCCCAACCACTTTTTTAATTTCATTTTTTAATAAGTTTTATTTTAAAAAATAATCTATTATTATATTATAAATATGAAAATAGAGAGTAAAAATCCAAATGAAGAAATATCAAAAGCTCGTCCTTCTCTTAAAGCAAATACAGTAAAACAATATGTAGTTAATCTAAAAAAACTTCAAAAAATATATGATACTGATAATTATAATTTTTTAAATAAACCGGAAGATGTTATGGATAAAATAAGTGATCTACATTATTTATCCCAACGCAATATTCTTAATGCTGTTGTTGTATTATTAATGGCTTTAAATAGTGATAAAAAATATGATGAGTTACTTGAAGAATATGGAAAATTAAGAGATGATTTAAATGATAAATATAATGAAGAACAAAAAAGCGGAGTTATAAGTGAAAAACAAAGTAAGAATTTTTCTACAACTGAGGAAGTGTTTGATATGATAAATAAGATGGCTGATGAATTAAAACCAATAAAAAAAAAGAGCAAAGATGATATTTCTAAAAAAGAATTACAATTATTACAAGCTTATACATTATTTAATATATATGCTCGAATGCCTTTTAGAAATGATGTAGCTGGTATGAAAGCTATAAATCAAGCAGAATATAAGAAGTTAAGTGATGAAGAAAAAAAAGAAAATAATTATTTAGTTATACCATCAAAAAGTAAAATATATTTTGTATTGAATAAATATAAAACAAGTAAGAAATATGAAGAATTAGATTTACCAATTGAAGATGCTGATTTAAGAAAGATATTAAGATATTATATTAAGATGAATGGAATGGGTATATTGTTTAAGACATCAACGGGTAAGCCATTAACGAGGATTGAATTAAGTAAGGTATTACTTAAATATTCAAAAAAATATATGGGTAAATCTATAAGTTCAACCCTTTTAAGAAAGATATATTTAAGTTCTAAATATTCTGATGTTAAAGATGAGATGGAAAAAGATTCTAAAGTTATGGGTCATAGTGTAGCTACTCAACAAGCAGTTTATGTTAAGAAGCCTAAGGATGAATAATTATCTTACACCATTATATCTTTCCATTAAATCTTCATTATAATCAGTCCCACCTAATCTTTTAATAATATTTTCTTTTTTGATTGGTTTTTTGATAGTGTTATCATTAACCCATCTTAATAACATATTAACACTTTTATCATTTATTTTTGTAGCTATTCCTATAAACTCTTTAGTTTTGATTTTGAATAAATATGTATCTCCAATTTTAAAATCCATATCCTTTTTATTATTACTTATATTTTTATTTTTAAGTATTTTTTTTCTATTCATTGTAATTTCATTTTCATAAGTTTTTATATTTCCAATCATTTCATTAATTGTATTAATCTTTAACATATATTTCTTTTCCCATTTGCCGTTTGGAGTAATTATCATATCATTTCTAAATACAGCATCACCACCTTTATCTTCACTTTCATCTACCAATTTATCAAACTTATTAAAATCTTTATAAAAAGCATCTTTATCTTTTTTTAATATTTTTTCTGTTAAATTTTCTCTGTATTTCTTTGAAGCTTTATTTGTTATATCAAAAAACTTATATTTTTCAGTTATTTCATTTAATAATGTTGGAATAATTTTCTCGTCGAGTTGTTTTACTCTTATTTTATTTTTATCTTCTTTTTTTGGTTCAACCTTCTTAACTTTTTTTTTAGATAAAACTCTTTGAATCGCCGCACCTTGTCTAACTCCTTCTGCTTTAATTTTATCTTCTTTTTCTTTCTTCTTTTGATCTCTTACTTTCTTAGATGCTGCTTTTTCTTCTTTAGTTTTTGGTTTTGGTAATATCTTATCTGCTTTCTTCATATCTACTTTTGGTTTTCTTTTCATTTCCACTTTTGGTATAAGTGCTTGTTTTTCGTGATTTATTTCATAACCGTTTTTTTTAACAAGTGCTATAATATCGTCTCTTTTACTTCCTTTTGGTATTTTAATAGATACAAGAACATTATGAGCTTTTATTAGTTTTCTAATTTCCGGTGTTGTTAATTCTCCTTTAAGTTCTCCAGTTTTATATGGCATCTTTTAAGTATATAATATAAAAAAAAAATAAAAGAGATATTATATAAAAAATGATTATAGATAAATCTCATTCCAAAAAAGATATAATATTAATATTTAAAAAACTGAATGTAAATATAGATGATAAATTAACAAAAGGTAAAATAGTAAGTAATATTGAAAAATATTTTAAAGATATAATATATAATGATAAAATTAAGAATTTAACTGAATTAAAAGAATTATTAAAGAATCCATCAAAAAAACAAAGACCAACAAGACAAGAAAAAAAAAAGATAATGTTTAATTCTAAAAAGATAATTAAGTGGGCTCAAAATAATTATATATTTGATGATTCAACATATAAAAATGATAATGAACCTTATGAAGATATTATGAGTATTTATATGTGGGGAGATCTACCAAGTGTAAGGAGAGCTTGTAAATATTATAATTCAAGTGTTTATTGTAAGAATAATGTTAATCCAATTATAACTGAAGAAATAGAAGAAGAAATGAATATGAAAAAAATAATAAAGAAAGAATATATATATAGTCTTCAAATAAAACATAAACCAAAAGAAAATCCTTTTATCGTCAGATTTGATTAAATTGCTCTTTTTATTTAATGCGGTTTATAGAAAAAATTAAAATCTATTATTATACTATAAATGAACGAAATACAAAAGAACGATTTAAATTTTGGATTTAAAAGTGAGGAAGAAATTCATTTTATTTTAGAAGAGCAATTTGGTAAATTATTAAGAACTGAATTAAATCCGGAAATGGGTAAATATTATGAGTTTGATAAATATAATGAAACTTATTTTATTGAAATTAAAACAAGAAGAATAAAACATAATCAATATCCTTCATTATTTTTTGGAAAAAACAAATTAATAAAAGGAAATGAATTATTAAAGAAGTGTCCTCTTTTAAGAATATTTTATTTATGGAGATGTAATGATGGAATATATGGATGGGAGCATAATAGTAGTAAATATAAAATATGTAAAAGAGGAAGATGTGATAGAGGTAAAGATGAATTTACTGATTGTGTAGATATAAAACAAAAATATATTAAACCTTTAAAAAATCTATTAGATATATAAATGGTGGAAAAAGTTAAAATAACTTATCAAGGTAAATCAAGAATGGTACCAAAAACATATGTAGAAGGTTTGAAAGGTAATGATAGAAGGAAACAAGTAAAAAGTATTTTTGAAGGAACATTTAGACCTAAAACAAATTTCAAATCAAAAGAATCTTCTTGGACTGTTAAGTTTAATAAGAAGTATGGAAAAGAATTAGAAAATATGAAAGGTGGTAAAAGTAAAAGAAATATATCAAAAATTACTGGAATACCATTCAAAGCAATTGATGAAGTATTCAAACGAGGAGAAGGAGCTTATTTTTCTGCGGGTTCAAAACCGAATCAATCACCGCAGTCATGGGCGTATGCTAGAGTGTATTCTTATATTCTTGGAGGAAATGCTAGAAAAGCAGATGCTTATATTACAAAAAAATACAATGTTAAATTTCCAAAGTAATTTTCTTTTTTTTCGGCATAATTAAATATCCATTCTTTTCATCATTATCTATAATTTTAAGTTTAAGTAATCCAAATAAACAAGATAAAAAAAATTTATGATCACTTCTTCTTATTGATTCTTTATTTTTCTTTTTAATATATATAAGATTACAAAAATGAGTTAATAATTTAATTATCTTTTCAATATTAAAACCTTGTTTCATAGATTTTAATATTAAGTACTCACCTTGATATTCATATTTATTAAATGTTTTTTTATTTGTTAATCCAAATGAACTTATAAGTAATCCCTTATAATATAAGTTCAGTGAGCCATTAGAACCGTTATATATCATTTTATCTATATAATAACATAGAAATTAACTTTAAATATGTATTATATCGCATATAATCCGATTTTATACCACTTAAAGAGGTAAAAAGGCATTTAAAGGGTATATATTTTAAAATATATACTTCTTTAAGTACTATTTAACGCTATTATAGGTATAATAAGTGATTATATACCCTTAATTATCTATTATTTTAAGTATAATTTAAGATTATATTAAAGAAATGAATATTTAAATTTAAGAAATGAATATTTATTGCGTTATTTCCTTAAAATTATTTTCTATATTATATTATAAATGAATAGAGAAAAAATACTTAAAAAGAAAATGGATAATATAATTAAGAAGAATAAAATGAGCGATATTAATATATCCAAAATGAATGTTGAAGATTTTTTTAAATCTATTGAAAAAGAAAACAGTAATAAAGCTTTTTATAGATATATTAATATTCATTATAATAGTAAGGGAGCAAAAATTCCAACTGGAGAAAAGAATAATTTAAGTATTGAAGATATTAAAAAGAATCGTGGTAATACATCTCATAATACTTTATCACTTTCAGTTAAACATATTCCAAATTTATATGTTATAGATTATGATACACACGAAGTTAATTGTGAGTTTTATAAATTACTAAATAATGATAATGTAGCTTTTACTAAAACTAAAAAAGGTTCTCATTATTATATTAAGATTAATAATATTGATAAATATACCAACCAACTAAAAATACATATCAATCCGGAAATAGATGTTGATTTAATTAAGACTAATAATATTTGGGAAACAAAAGATAGAATTATTACTGGAACAATTAAAGAATATAATTGGAATGATATTAAGAAGTATTTTGATTGTGATAAAATGAATTTTGAAAACTCACCGCCATCATCACCACCACCATCACCAAAATCAAAAGAAGATAAATTAGATGCTGAACCAATTATTAATAATTATGATGCTGGAGAAATAAAATCTATTCTTGATATTCTACCTAATGATTGTTATGATTATGAAGTATGGATTAGAATTGGTATGGCAATTTGTAACATTACTAATGGAGATAATATTGGAAAAGGTATGTATATTGATTGGAGTAAGAAAGATAAAGAAAATTATGATTTAAGTGTTATTATTGGTAATTGGAAAAGATGGATTAAAAAAACTGGTAACAAACTTGGAATGAATTATTTAAGAAAACTTAAAAATAAATATCAACCTCAAAAAAATAAAACATTACAAGATATATATATTGATAATTTGAGTGATATCAAATATGGAAAAGGAAGAAATAATGCTCGAACTATAATGTTAAAAGAATTAAATAATAGATTGATTTTTGTAAGAAGCACAGGAGAATATATTATATTGGATAAAAAAACAATTACAAAATACCAAAGAGACGATATAACTATTAACGAAAAAATTACTGTTCCATGGTGGTATTGTAAAAATGCTACAAAAACTAAAGACCATTTCTTAAAAGAAAAATTTAGTTTTACTTATACAGAAGAAGATGATGATGATGAAAATAAAGAAGCATCAAAAAAAAAAACTATTAATATAGACCCTTTTAAAATGTGGTGCGAGTGGAAAGATAAGAAAGATGTTTTAGAAATTGGATTTGATCCAAGAGATAGAGAAAATAATGAAATATTTAATTTATGGCAAGGTTATAATATTAGTAAAGAAGATGCTGAAAAATATGATGAAGCGGAAGCAAAACCACTTTTAGATCATATTAAAAATATTTGGTGTAAAGGTAATGAAGAAAGTTATGAATATATTATGAATTACTTTGCTCATATTTTACAAAAACCTTATGAAAAAACCGGTGTTGTTCTAGCTTTAAAAAGCGAACAAGGTGGAGGTAAAGGTATTGTTCTTAAAAAATTAGGTAATATTATTGGTGATACGCATTATGCACAGAATAGTAATGCTAACTTTTTATTTGGAGATTTTAATGGACAATTAGAAGGTAAGGTTTTAATAAATCTTGATGAAGCTTTTTGGGGTGGAGATAAGAAAATGGAAGGTGTAATTAAAAATAAAGTAACAGAAACAAAGCAGACTATTAATAAGAAGAATAAAGAAAATTATGTTATTGATTGTTATGCTAACTATATTATCACAACTAATAATGATTGGTTCGCTGGAACAACAGAAGACGATAGACGACATTACTGTTTAGAACTTGATAATGCTAAGGCTGGAAGAACTACAAAAGAAAGTGAAGAATATTTTACTGAGATAGAAAATGTATCTTCTGAATCATTTGGTAAGATTTTATATAATCGTGATATCTCTAATTTTAAAGCAAGAATATTCAAAAAAACTAAATTACTTCAAGACCAAGTAGAACGAAATTGGAATAGTCCTAAAGTGTGGTGGAATAGTGTTATGAAAAAAGGTGGCTTTCAATATGGAGATCATTTTGTAGAATGGAATAAAGTTCTTGAAGTTGAATCTGAATCCAATATGGTTACTTATGGATTGAAAATTAAAAACAAGAAAAAAGAAAAAAAGGTTGTTTATGAAAAAGAATGGTTATTCAATTGTTATGATAAACAAACATATAATAGTAGAAAGTTTGATAATAGTAGTTTTTGGAGAGAAATGGAAAAACATTGTATTTGTGATTTATATCAAGAGAATAGAATTCAAATTAATAAACAAAGAAGAATGTTTGTATTTCTTCCTTCATTAGAAGATGCGCGACAGAAATGGAATGAAAAACAACAATACGATTATAATTATGATGAAGATGAAGAAGATGAATGGGATGTTGATGATTGTGATATTGATAGTAGTGATGATGAATAATTTATTTTTTAGTTTTAGTTTTCTTTTTACCTTTTTTCGATTTTTTTATACCTTCAAAAATATCATTTGGATTTATTTGTTTATCTTTATCTAATGAAGATTTTATATTTATTTGTATAATATCATGATTAGTAATTGGTTTTACATATACCGTTTTGTTTTTACCTTTTTTTACCATATTAATTATACAATATATTTTTTTAATAATTTTTTAAAAAAAAAATATTGTGTTATATTATAAAATATGAGTTTAGTTATAACATCAAATACATCTCAAGAAAATACACCGGAGATATCAAATGCTTTTAAACCTTTTTCTTACCAAAATAGATTATTAAATACAATGAAAATACCACCCAATAGTGAGATTGCTTTACAAAGTGCTAAGATTAATAAAAATGGTTTATTTGTTTTAGATAGAACCAATGCTGATTTCTGCCATTATTTCGGAACACCAATAGGAGATCATCTTGCTCTTGTTGGAACTGAAATAGCTTCTTTAGAAGATAGTACCACTCAACCTTTTAGAGGTGTTATTGGTGCTGGAGAAGCATTTGGAGCTGGTGGAAAAAATGAAAGAAATATAGATGATATGGCTGATGATTTACAAAGAGGATTTAATAAATGTGCTTTTCATCCATCTTTAATTAATGGAACTGATGATAGTTTTATAGATGTTGAAGCTTTATATGATGCTACTACTAACGCCTTTAAAGGTTTTGAAATTGAAACAACACAATCAACAGCAACTACTACACGAGCAGCAGCCGATATTGTATTTACTGATATATCGAAAAATAATGAGAGCACTGGATTTACACAAAATGCCGGGTTTGTAACATCTACTAATAAACAAGGTTTTTTCGTCCAAAATAGAGAATACCCAATTAGTCAAAATAAGGGTAATGCTGTATTTGATATTAATAATGCTGGTGCCGGTGGCTGGATGGTTGGATTATCTAGAATCAATAAACCCATAGATATTGGTGATGGCGATTATGCTTATTACCCGAATTATTTTGATTTTAGTAGAACAACCGGTTCAGCAGTAAGTGGTCGATATGTAGGGAAACAGTTTAGATTTGCTGATATTCAAGTTGTTCGTGTTGGAACGCAATTAAAAATATTTCAATCGGGATCTCGTGGTGCGAGTGGAGGTGCTGGTGCTCCAATAGTTAATGGAATTTATATGAATGAAGTTGATTATGTTGGAAATTTTAATGGAAATTTTAAAACTGATTATGCTACTGCGGCTGATTGGAGTAAGGTTGATTTTCAATTAGATAATGAAGAAATAAGTATTACATTAACTAAAAAGTCTGATGGTTCTAAAGTATTGATGGCAGATTTTAGTACATTAAAAGCGGGTGGTGGAGGAAAAAATAATGTTATTAATCCAGTAAATGCGGCACAATGGGCTATGTATCCGGTATGTGGTGCTACTGGTGCTGTTCCAAGAGTTATTGGATTAGATAGTTTAGAACATTACACCAATTATCCTACATATACTGATACAAGATATGGAGAATATGATTGGTGGGCTTGGAGTCAAGAAAATAATCAAACGGTATTTTGTAGAGAATTAGAACAAAGACCTTGGAACGATGCTGGTTCTACTAAATTACTAACACCTCAAAAAACTAATATATCCGGTGGTATGAATGGATATGATAGTATTGTAATTACAGCAAAAAGTAAAATTTATGGAGATTCTACGAATGAATGTAGTTCTATAAGATTATTAGGTTTTGAAACTCAACCAGTTTCTATACCTTTATCAAGTACCGCTCTTGGAACTAAAAACCAAAGTTCCACAGTTCCAAAATTAATTAGTAATATTTCATTATTTATTAGATTGAATAATTTTACACAAAATAGTATGAATGCTCGACAAGGAACAAGTAGTAAGATTGTAGCACACTTACCACGATTTGATAATAGTGGTAATGAGACTGGTGGATTATATTTTGAACCACACGAAAAAACATATTTAGCTTTAAATAATCCCGATGAAATATTAATTAATAGTTTTGATGTTGATTTTGTTTATGAGAACGAACAATTATGTACTGCTTTAAGTGGTAAATCTATTGTTTGCTTTCATATCAGAAAATCTAAATAAATATAATTTTAAAAAGTGGTTGGGGTAAATTCCAAAAAAAAAAGTAGTTGGAGGAGATCTCTTGAGACAAATTATTTTCAGATTTACCCCAACCACTTTTTGAATAATCCATAGAAAAAAAAATACTTAAAAATAAAATCTATATATAATATATAGAGAATAAAAATGGATTTTAATTGTAAGTCATTCATTAAACACGATGATTATATGACTCCTAAATATGCTTGGGAGGACATACAACAATACATACCAAAAGATAAAATAATATGGGAAGCATTTATGGGTGATGGAAAAAGTGGAGAATATTTAAGAGAACTTGGTTGTAAAGAAGTAATACATAATGATAATGATTTTTTTGAAAGTAATGAAGGAGATATATTAGTAAGTAATCCACCATTTTCATTAGTTAAAAAAATAGTCCCAAGATTAATTGAAT